CTTCTGTCACAATTGAAAACCAGCGAAAGTATCTTTCTTAACATCTTGTTTAATTCCACCAACAATATAAGATTCAACTTCAGTCTCTTGAGGTGCAACCTGAAGACCCTTAGATGAGATCCAGTGTTCAGTCCAGGGAAGAGGATTATTCTTTGCTGGAACATCATAAACAGGTTTCAATCCAATAGACTTAAGACGGCGATTTGCAATCCACTCAACATATTGATAAAGAAGTTTATCATTGAGTCCAATCATACTTCCATCTTTGAATAGATATTCTGCCCAACGCTTTTCTTCATTTACACATTGATCAAACATACTGTAAACCCATCTCTCTTCTTCTTTAGCAATTTTTGCCATATCGGGATCATCACCATCCCGCCACTTGTTCATAATGTTTTGAGTGATTGCGAGATGTTGGTTTTCATCTCTTGCAATAAGGGAGATGATCTTAGCACTTCCCTCCATAAGTTTAAGCTCACCGAAAGCAAAAGAACATGCAAAACTAACATAGAAACGAATACCCTCAAGAATGTTGACATTTGCAACTGCCCTGTAAAGTTTACGCTTTAGTTCATAACGATTTTCTTTAAAGTATCCAGCACCCTCTTGTGCATGTACCCATTCATCTGTATTACCATACTGCTGTGCGGCACGGATAAAATCATCATATGATTGAGTTACACTAGAAGCACGTTCAAGAATACGATCATTTTTAATGATTGTATCAAATACTTCTGAAGGATCTGGATAGATATTTTTAATGATATATGTATATGAACGACTATGGATCATTTCCATAAATCCCCATACTTCCATACATGCTTCTAATTCAGGTAAGCTACAGTAAGGAATAAAAGCCATCCCAGGACCACGCCCTTGTACGGAGTCAAGCATAATCTGGTATTTGAGGTTAGAGGTATAGATATGCTTTTGTTCTGGACGAAGTGTTTGATAATCTCCACGATCTTTCTGCAATGAAACTTCTTCTGGTCTCCAAAAATATCCAAGTTGTTGAGTTGTAAGTTTATCAAAAATTGGATATTTGTAGGAATCATACCTTTGGATTCCCAAAGGTTGTCCAAAAAACATTGGTTGTTTTTTAGTATTTACTTCTGCAGTATTAAATACTGTCATTCCAGTAACTTTGGAAGAATTTTTACTTGTGTCTACGAAATTAAATTCCATACTTGCAATTACCCTTAGATTATTTAAAAAATTTAAATTTTACAACTTTCACAATCTTCTTGAGAAGAATTGGTAAGATCATCTAAAATATTACTTAAAGACAAATTATTTTCTTCTACCAATTCATCATCTTTCATATCATAAGTTTGATGGTAGTAAGAAGTCTTCCATCCATACTTATATGTTGATAGGAAGTCGTTAGCAATAACTGTAGTTGGTACTTCTTTATCTGGATAATTTTCTGGATTGTAACTCCAGTTTCCACTGATGGCTTGATCGAAGAACTTCTGCATTACAGCAACAATATTAATATAACCACGATTAGACTCCATATCCCACAACAAAGTATAATTATTCTTCAATGTAGAATACGATGGAACAATCTGCTTAAGAGGTCCTTTCTTTGATTTCTTAATGGACAAATATCCGCGAGGTGGTTCAATTCCGTTTGTTGCATTTGACACAACGGAACTGCTCTCTGATGGCATTTGTGCAGACAATGTTGAGTGCCTGAGACCATAGGTGGAGATAGATGCCCTAAGAGATTCCCAATCATGCGTCAACTCCTGAGAAGAGATCTCGTCAACATCCTTCTTGTATGTATCAATTGGCAGAATTCCATCAGAATATTTTGTACGATGGAAGTACTCACATGCACCCTTTTCTTTTGCAATTTCGTTCGATGCTTTGAGAAGATAATACTGGAAAGATTCAGACAATCCATGCACTGCATCCCATGCTTCTTGAGAGTCGTATTTGAACCCAAGTTTCGCCAAATAGTGCGCTAACCCAATAAACCCTATACCAAGCGATCTACGTGCCTTAGTGGCGATCTCAGCGGCAATTACAGGGTATTTTTGATAGTCTATCAACTCTTCCAATCCACGAACAGATAATTCACAAAGATCCTCAAGTTCAGAGTCTGATTTTACCTTACCAACATTAATAGCAGAAAGAATACAAAGTGCAATCTCACCTTCCCCATCAATATGCTGAAGAGGATCTGTGGGGAGAGTGATCTCCTGACACAGATTAGACATGTTCACTTTATCCTTGAAGGATGAATGAGTATTGCAGTGGTCGATATTCATGATGTAAACACGACCAGTCTCTGCGCGTTCCTTGAGAAGATCTAGAATAAGTTCTTGAGCCCCGACAGTTTTTCTTGGAAGAGACTGATCTCGTTCATAAGATTCATATAGACTGTCAAATCGATCAGTGCCAAAAGCATCATACAAACCAGGAACGTCGTGTGGAGAGAAGAGTGAGATTTCTCGGTTTTGGATGAAACGTTCATAGAAAAGTTTACTGATTTGAATGCTATAGTCTAATCCCCTAACACGGTTGTCTGGGGTTCCCTTATTATTTTTTAAGACAATGATGTCTTCGATTTCTTGGTGCCAGATTGGGAAGTGTACTGTCGCTGATCCACCTCGGATGCCATTCTGTGTACAGCATCGGACAGTTGACTCAAACTTTTTGAGGAACGGTACAACGCCTGTGTGCTGAACTTCTCCACCTCGGATCTTACTGTTGATGCCACGGATTCGACCTGCGTTGATACCGATTCCCGCCCTTTGTGCAACGTAGCGGCCAATTGCCATATCAGAGCTAAAGATAGAATCGAGGGTGTCATCAACATCAACAAGAACACAGCTAGCAAATTGTCGAAGTGGAGTTCGCACTCCCGCCATGATAGGTGTGGGAATGTTGATTTTGTGCTTGCTGATTGCGTCGTAGTATCGTTTTGCATAATAGAGTCTTGTGTGTTTTGGATACTCTGCAAAGATAGTTAAAGCAATCATGATATACATGAATTGTGGAGTTTCATAAATCTTTCCACTGCTTCTATCTTGCACGAGGTACTTATCAACGACCTGACGTAGACCTGCATAAGTGAATAACATGTCACGATCATGATCAATCCAATGATCAGCTTTTGCCAGTTCCTCTTCAGTATAAGAAGTAAGAATCTGTTGGTCATATACGCCTAGATCTACATTCTTTCTAATATGATTTATCAAATTAGGAATTTCATGGATTCTTCCATGGATACTTTTCCTAATAGAAAACAAAAGCAACCTTGCAGCAACATATTGATAGTTTGGGTGTTCAATATCAATCAAATCAGAAGCAGAGCGAATCAGAATCTCTTGAATTTCTGCTGTAGTAATACCATCGTAAAATTGAATACCAGATTGGATCTCAACTTGACTTGCAGATACTCCAGACAAATCTCTACATGCTTGCTCCACCATTACATGCATTTTATCAAGATTGATAGCCTCAACCTTTCCATTCCTTTTAATAACCTTAATTCCGTTGCTCATACTTTTTTCCAAACAGTAAACTTCAGTTTTGCTTCTAGACCAGAATATGTATTTAATTTTATCAGCTTATTAACGTCATGTCCAGCATTAACCATATCATTAATATCCTTTTCATTTATTGAAGAAGGCCAGATGACAACTTTTTGTCCAGTTTCGATAACACGGGAAATTCTTGATAGGATTTCTCTATTGCGCGGTTCGTTATCATATACCCAAACAGCATCGCTAATCCCCCAGTTGTCAATATTAGCGTCAGCTCCACACATAGCAATCGAATTGCAAAGGAATGTGCTGTCGAATGGTCCTTCTGTAACGTAGACAGTAGAGTCTTTCTGAATTTTGTCGAGTCCATAAATCTTTGGTGCTTCCTCATCTAGCATTATAGTAATATACTTAACCTTGCTAGGTCCGATAGACCTTCCTTGTATACCCACTAATTTATTATCATAAACAATAGGTATAATTATTCTAGGTTCATCATATGTAGTATCAACAAAAGTTTTCTTCAAACTATTAACCCAAGTTTTAAATTTGGATGTGTAATAAAATTTATCTGGATCTATATTTCTACTTTCCAAATATGTTTTAGATTCCTCATTTTCTGATGCTTTGGGTAGATCTAATTTAAAAGTTTTTTTAAAAACTGGTTCTTTGAATTCAAATTTTGGTTCACTAGAAACAAAATTCTTACCTGTTTTATTCTCTTTGAATTTTTCCATAGAATAACTCTTATGAAGCGGAGCATCAAACTGCTTCAAAAAATTATTAAATGAAATACTTATACCACAATTATGGCATTTATAATTTAAATTATTCTTGACTGAGTACAAGTATCCTCGGGTCTTATTCTTATTTTTCTGAGAGTCTCCACAAATAGGACACCTAAAATTGTATAGACCAATCTTTACTTTCTTAAATTTCTGAAGTCTTCCAGAGATTAAGTTGACGTATTTACTGTCGATAAGATCCATACTAAGTCAGTGGAATCAACCTATGATAACACTACCAAATTCTTCTGTCAACATCAAAACTTAAAAGACAAACACTGAGTATACTTGTCCATTTTACTACAGTGTTTGATACTTTTTGTAAATCGTAGATAGACTTTGATCTTGTCGTCATGGTTTTTTAGCAACCACAACTATTTATTTTTTATTACTTCAGTATTAGCACCTTTATTGTTTTTATTCACCACCTTATCAGAGTTGATCAATGGTTGTAAGATTCCTGCTACACCTACTATAAAAGTAAGGAGGGTTGCCATTCCTACAATAGTCCATTTTGTTTTCGAAACATCTTCTAATTTCGCCTCTATAGAAGATATTTTATCATCAAACTTATTTTCTAACTCAGTTATCTCCAGTTTAATTCCATCAAACATTTTTAAAATTAACTCATCATTCCTAGCACTTTGATCTATCCTTTCTTCATGCTTTGTAAGAATCTGAGCAATTCTATTATTTCCTTCAGAGATTTTATCGACTGCTGTCTCTAACTTAGTCAGCATTTCTCGGGAGAGATCCTCGTAAATATTAAGTTTGGATTCTAAAACTGCTAACTTGGAATCTCCCCTAAACATTTTACTTACCTTTAGAGTTTTTACTTCTTAAAAATTTACTATACTCTTTAGGTAATTTACGCATAACTTTAGATCTACCATCCAACTTACCTAACGCAGGATCATATCCTGCTACTGGTCCAGATTTATCAGCGGAACCACTAAACCCACCACCAGTACCTGGAGCGTTAGCAACCATATTCTCTCGAATTATCTGGATTACTTTATCGATTGAGTTCATTTGGTTCCTATATTTTTTAATTCTTCTAAACAATATTCATCTATTTGAATGTCGTGAATGTATGTTCTTGGATACTCTGGGATTCTATCCAAGAACATTACAAACGTTTTCATAGTGCTCCAGAGTTCACGTTCTATTTTATAGAATAACATTGGAGTTGTTGCATCTCCAAAAATATTATACAAAATAATAAAATGATTTATTAACAAATGAGACTTTAATTGCCCAGTATTTTTATATCTTTTAAGTAATCTTTTTATATACTTAAAATGATTCAAATCGCGATTAAAGTCTTCTTTTGTTACTGACTGTGGATTCTCATAATTCTTTATAGCGAATAATAAAAAATTATCTTCATTCAACTCCGTAAAATTCATTCTTCACCGTTTATCAGCTAATTGACAATCCTGCAGCATCGGAAGTCTCAGAAGCTCCACCAGCAGTTGTAATAACAACTCTATACTGATATCCATCGAGTGAAGAATCAGTTAGAGTTACACCAAGACCAGCGGTTGCAGATCCAATAACGGTTGCACCATCAGAGAGGTTGGTGTATGCAGCACCAACGCTAGATGCGTACTGCCACTGATAGGATAGTGATGCTCCAGGTGTTGCAACTGCAAGTACATTAAAGAGTGCATCATAAGGAAGATCACCTGTTGTGATTGCAATACCTGCAGGTTGAGTATTAATAGTAATGAACTCGTCTGGAATAGTTGCATCGTCATCTGCATCACCAAATGCCGAATATCCAACAGCACCTGTAGAGATTCCAGAGAATGCAACTAAAGTCTCAGACTTAACTCTCAATTCTCCATGTTGATCAACGTAGGTGTGAACACCAACCCAACCACCATGTGCTACTTCATACTTAGTTCCTCTAACTGCACCAGTCTCAAATTGATCAACACCGCGAATTGCTGAATCTTGAGTATCAGCGTCTGCAAGTGTATATACAGGTTTTTGAGAGATTGTATACTCAACTGCTGTTGGAGTTGCTGCACCGCTCAAATAGCGGATAGTAGCAATACCAAGGGTAGTCTCATCAGTAATTGAAGCAATAACTGCCTCTCCAAAAGTTGCCCCTACACCAATGGTAATAACGCTACCTACAGTAGCTGCTCTAAATGATGTTCCAGTTCCAGTAATAGTATTGTTAGCATAATCAATAGTTACTGTACCAGGAGAATAAATACTGTCCGCTGTTCCCCAGAGTGCCATGTTACTTCCTTAAATTAAATCTAGTATGTTTTTATTTATAAATTTCGGTCAGGCAGTCTCTTCTGTTTTGAATAAAAGTGCCTCAACTACGTCAACTGCTCCGTCATCCAACTTGTTGTCAGTGGACTCTGCTAGAGAGCGAAGAATCGAAATCAAATAACGACGAACTTCCTCTCTCTCAAGGAGATTGCTTAATGTTCTTTTTGCCAGTGGTAGTAATAATGCCCACATAATTTTCACCTTATAGAATATAATATATATACAAAAACTTAGTCAAATCTTGAAGACATCATTTCTTGAGATCTCTTAGCAGCAGCACGACGCGCTGCTATTTTTTGTGCAGGAGATCTTGGAGCACCCCATTGACCAGCAGTGGGTGGTTTCTTACCAGGAACCTTCTTACGCTGTCCAGCAGGTGTTCCTTCCATACCACGAATCATTCTTTTTACATGAGTGAATGCTTTGTCATCCTTCGCACCACCTTTAGCAGTTGGTTTACCAGTCTTGGTATTGATACCAGTTTCTTTTTCTGCACGATTCAATTCATTAATATTATTCGATTCACCAACCATAGAACGAATTCTTTGTCTGGCATTTTCAACTTGCTTCCTTTCAGTATCCTTTTGCTTTGCAGTTACTGAAGGATCACTTTCTTCATTACTTACAACTTTCTTAACATCCTTTGCAACTTTTCCTGCGGTCTTAACGCCAGAAGCAAATCCCTTACCAAACTCAGATGCTGCCTTTCCTCCAACTGTTGCTGCTTTTTTAGCAGTCTTCATTGCTGCATTATGGCGATCCATTCCTTTTTTATAAGCATCTACTGCGCGGAATACTCCTCTTGCAATAGCATCTCTAACTGGTTTTTTATTTGGTTGCTTTTGCTTAGCGGATGCTGTTGGAACTGAAGGTGCTTTTGCTGCTGGTTTTGCTGCTGGTTTTGCTGCAGATGCCTTCTTTGCTGCCTTTGCTTTTTCTTTAGCATCAATCTCAGCTTTTACTTGTTCGTAACTCTTACCACCTTTTCTCTTTTTAGCAGCTCTTGCTTCATCCAATTCAATATCTTCATTTAATTGAGAATTGTAATAAGAATTCAATTCCATTACAAAATCAAAAAATCTATCAATTCCAATTTCTTCGATTACATACTCAACACCTTCTTCATTTAATCCTTCATTATAAAAATAATCTGTAGCATAATTAACAGATTCGATGATGTAATCTTCTGTGAGATTTACATCTTCAATCAAAACACCACCAAGATTATCTACTGCTTCTTTTAATTCTGGGTTAATAGTAATGTACTTACCATTATTTACACCATTTCCAGTGACTTTTTTTTCTTTAGTCTCAGTCTCTGCCTCAAAAAGATTTAATTCAGATCTCCAATCAGAGTAATCTTCATTCTTTTTCTTACGAGTATCCTTCCCGTCAGGTACTCCACCCTTCTTACGCTGGATGGCATTATGAACTGCGCCAGCATGTTCCTTAGAACCACTCTCAACTTTACCGTCACCATCATAATCCTTCTTCTTAGGATTGCCTTTTGGTGCTTGAAGTGCGGCGGCAGTCTGTTCTCCTTTCTTGCGCTCTCCCTCATATGGAGTTCCATAGTTAGTTGGAGTAACAGAAGCAATCTGTGGGTTCTTTCTTAATTGATGAATCTTTTTAGTATCAGCATATCTACGATAAGATTTTCCAAAACCTTTTGCTGGTTTTACCAATACTTTCTGTTTTGATGCTTCATCAATCTCATACTCTTCTTTTTTAGTATCACCACCACCAAAAAGCATTGCTTTTGCAGCGTCCTTTACGGGAGAAGATGCACTGGAATTTTGAAGAACCTGATTAAATGCTCTCTCTAAAGGCAAATCTTCTCTTCTTGCCTTATATCTAGTATCATAAGCAAGCTGTCTTGCTGCTTTCTTGATAGCATCTCCACCATCACCACCAGCATTAGTTGGTTGCTCTTTTTTATTTGCAATCTTTGGTTGGATCTTCGCTTCCATTTCAGTCAAATATACTCTATGAAGATCAGTAACAATATGCTGTAATTTTTCCATTCCCGTGAATTACGCTTTTTTCTTATATTTATTTATAAAATTTCTAATGCTCTTTACATCAGACATCTTCATTGTATATTTTCTCAGAGAGTCTGTACCAACTTCTCTCTGACTTGCAGGAACCCCACAATCATCAGTCCACTCAACAACATCACTGATCCAAGATTTGAACATCTCTCCATCTTCAGTAACACAAATTAAATGGTTGGTCCCTCTTCTAACAATCTTACCAACCAATTGAGTGTTTAAATTCTGGACGTATTGACCCTCACAAAAAATCTCACCTCTAATATACCTTTCTCTTAAGTTACTATTCTCTTCTACCTTTTTCTTTAGCAGTTTAGTTTGAGTCGCAACTGGTCTTTGATTATTTTGAGTTCTTATTTGCTTAGGATCTTGTTTACCTAAAATTTGGTTTTGATTATAAAACTTTAATCTTCCATTAACATTTTTAGCAATAAATTCTCCAGTATTTTTGTCATGATATCCGCCATGACCATCTGGCACTAAACCAAGTCGCCTCCCTTGAATGGAGGCGATAGACCTTGACTCATTGATAAATTGTGAGAATTTTTTCATGATTGTTTTGATATAATAATATTTATTCTTTTAAATCTCTTTACTTTTATTTCGATTTGAATAATCTCTAGAAAATATTCCTCCTCTCAATCCGTCCTTATATTTTGTATTTGATGTTGAAATTCTTCTTGAAGACTCTCCTTTCCTTGCGGCAAGTGTTGGTTCGTAACCAGCTTGAAGTGAAGTAATATTGTTTTTATTTACAACTTTATTAAAATCCAATTTGAGTATAGATCTTTTATCTCTAGTTGCTCCAACCTTTTTAATTTTAGGAGTACCTTGGGTAATAAAATCTACGCTATCGTATCCAGATACTTTTTTACAATCTGGTCCAAAGACTGCCATCTTTTTCAATTCTCTACTTTTAATTGGTCTCCAAAGAGTATTAAAATCATCAGAATAAGTGTCCCAATTATCAATCACAAAATCTTTAAATCCCTTAACTTCATCATGTTTAGATATCTCATTACCTGCCCTATCAGATATTCCCCCATATTGTTGAAAAGATTTTGCATCAGTTCCCAATTTATAAGATATAAACCCAACTTCTTTTGGATTATTAGAACCATCAAATGCAACTATAACAAAATCTGCTTTCTTTGTTCCAACACCACCAACAAAGCCAGCTACATTAGTATAAGTTTTAGATTTTATTTTTAAATCTACAGGTTTTCCATTACCCAATCTCTGTATTTCAGAATTCAATCTTTTAATAACTTCAACTTCAGATCTTTCAGATGGAATTCTTGCCAATGAACGATTAACAGAAAATGCTTTTATTAATAAATCGTTCCATATAGATCCAACTTTTGCAGCAAAATCTTTACCATTACGAAACTTAAATAATATTCTTATTGCAGTGTCTCTATCACTCAATCGAAGATAAGAAGTAATCTCTATCCCATTAAAAGAAGATCCAGGTAACTTTTTTTCTTCAAATTGTATTTTATTCTTCTTTAAAAAATCTTCAACCAATTCAAGATAATCTGGTCTATCATTTGACTTAACAATAATAGTTGCATATTGTTGATTTTTATTATTAGAGTTTGGAAATTTACCAGATCTCTCCACAACAATTTTGTTACTGTTAAGTCCTTTTTGAAGTTTTTTAAGTATAGTTTCGTTTGTAAGATTATTCATTGATACAAACATTTATACCTATTTATACCCAGTATAGGACTTGAACCTACACGTCACAAGGACAACAGGACCTAAACCTGCCGCGTCTACCAATTCCGCCAACTGGGCAATAAAATATGGATTAATCCATATTTGTTAAAATATCAAACGTCACCTTCAGAGCGAACTTCTGACCTTTCAATACTAAACGTACCCTCAGGATATCGTGCAGAAAGTTTTTCAAAGTTCATTTGCAAGACATCATCAAAAGAAATGTCTAGTGCCATACATGCTTGAGCAAGATACCAACAAATGTCTCCAAGTTCTCGCTTCATATGAAATGTGTTTTCTTCACTATATGGTTTTCCTTGGAATACAATCTTTTTGACTACTTCAGTAAACTCACCAGCTTCTGCAGTAAGACCAAATGCAGCAGTCAGAAGTTGTGTTACATTAGCACCACTTGCCTCAAGTTCATTAATCCTAGTCAAAAATACAGGATACTCCAAACTCGGAGCACTAGTAGTTTGCTTCACAAAATCAATATACTTTTCAGTATCAATAGTCATGAGATTAAAAAATTAGAATGGTTAGTTTAACACAGATTTTTATCTCTGTCTAGTGTTGCCGTAATGAATTACTTCAAGATCAGGATCCTCAAACTTTCTCCAAGGATCAACTACAACACTACCTTTTGGAATTTCACAATACAATTCATCTTCTGAATTACTATACCAATACTTGTAGGTAGTTGTAGCACTATGTGCAAGAAGAAAGATTGCTGGTTCTTTACTAGTATAAGTGTCTCCAGTATATTTGTCAACATATATTGGAGTTATTCCAGACTGTTGGCAGTAGTGTCCAACCAATAAACTGTAACTTCCGTCAATATAAGGCACTCTTGGTTTGTATGCTTTGCCATGAATAACAATAGGTAATTGATATTCGTTTGATAACTTTACCAAGTAATCTGCAAGATTACTTGCTTGACCTTCTCTAGAACCCATCACAGATTCAAAAATATCATAACCAAGTTCTAATTTATATGAAAGATATCTTAGTGCAATATTATCTCTGGGATGACAAGCACCACCATCTCCCATTCCAGCAGTCATATAAGAAGAGTTTATAATTCTATTTTCAGCTGAACACAATGCTTGAGTAACAACATCGACATTGATATTTCCTTGCCTCATAGCAACATCTTGGATCATATTTACATATCCAATTTTTGTACTAATAAAGGTATTATAAAAAACTTTTATACATTCACACTCATCCCAAGTACCAACAATATACTTAGGATCA